CGGGTCTATTTACTAAAAAAGTATATGAGGATATGATCACATTCCTTAATGGCCGTGGCATGTCAAGCGGCAATGATTTGCCCGCGTTACTTTTAGCTTCCTCTAACTTTGGCACAGACTGGCATGTAGGCATAGATGCTAATGATAAAGTGGAAATAAGTAGCACGCATAATTTTAGAATAAAATTTAATAGTGCATCTACCGCGGATGGCTTAACAGATGTTTTAGGCATTGGCACTAGCTTTGTAGCGTACAGCGGTAGCAGTGCGACAATAGGCAACCCGCTTTTAACATATGCAATTACAGCCCCTAATGACTGGCTAAGGGGTGAGATGATTAGCTTTTCATATATTATAGAGGAAGTGGGCGGGGGTGCGGCCTCTTTTACTTGGAATTTTGCGGGCGGGGCTCAAGATTTAATCGTAGCATGTAGAGCTAGGGGTAATGCGGATATAGATGATAGTGCAGAGTGTTTAGAGTCTGAGGATTTATTTAAGCATGCGGGATCAGACATAAGATGGTATTTAGATAATAACGGGCACGTTAAATGCTCATATGTAATAGCACCAGATATAACATGGAACAATGACGATTTTAGGAACCGCCTAGGCTTTACGGGTAGTGAGACAGTAGAGACAGTTAACTTTTATTCTGTGATCACAGCGACACATCCCGCCCCTGGTGTGCTAAAACCTACGCGGCCTTATCAAGCATCTCATTTATCAGTAGAGAATGTGAGCCAAGCTAGACGCAAAATAAGCGGGGGCTATACAGCTAATTATGTAGGTACATACATCACCACTAGCTTACTGTTTGACTTAGACGCTAGGCTAGACACAGTAGACTTATATAGACACTTTACAGATAAATTTATTAACTTTATTAGTGAGGGTGAGAGAATTAACTTTTACCAAGTGTGGGGTGATTCAAGACGCACGCTCATTAGTGAAGATGTTAACAGTGATCAACCCGCCCATGATTTAGTTTATACTTCATCTCGTAACGGATATGAGGGACGCATAAGAGCTAGCTTGATTACTAAAGAATATGAGCTAGCATACCCAAGTAATCTGCGGCGGCGGGTACCCGTAAGAATGAGATTAGAGCACTTATGAGTAATAGCTATAATTCAAGTACTATTTTAGCGGATCCCTCTAGCGTGGTAGCTGGTAGACAAGTAGATTATGAAACTATCCAACGTATAGCTAATGCTAATAACTATAGCTTTGGCGTGGGGGCTTGTCATAATGTGCTTAGTCAGTCATACGCAGATATTACATTTATACAGGATAGCAGCTCATTTACAGAGATGAGTGAGTGGCGTATACCGCTAGCATCATTACAGCATAGCACACTAGAGATAGTGGTTAATTATAAAATACATGGTACAGCGGTAGGCTTAACCTCTAATATTAAATTTACATTAGATGTGGATGGGGGCACCTCAAGTGTAACTATCAATCTGCCTAACTCTAGCAACGGCATAGCTAATGATGATTTAACTATCACTATGCCTAGCCCTAGTGCTACACAGGTCTACTACGGTACTCTTACATGTGAAGTGCAAGCGGACGCTGCTAATAATTCAGAAGTAGAAATTAAAAGTATCATGGCAAGATGGAAGCCCTTAACTTCACCACTATCTACGGGCTTTTTATATCAGTATGATAATGCTACGGCTTACATACCCAAGGGCACTACCCGCACAGGGCATAACCAAGCACTCACATCCAGATACGGGCACCAGGTAATAGACAATATAGAACTATTAAGAACTCGCTTAAAAACTTATTTAACGTGGTCATCTGTTTATAATGTTTCATCATCCATATTTACTAACCCCTTAGATGGGGCCGCCCCTGAGGCTTACTTAAGCGTGGGGCATATAGATAACTTATTAAGTCATGTATTAATAAGCCAAGGGTGGGATAATATAACGAGTAGAAAACTAGAGCTACACATTAAATATATAACAGCGGCGGTGGATAAAAGCATAGACTTTTTTAGTAATGATATTGAGCTAGTCACAGGTGCAGGCGGGGCGGTGCGGTGGGATGAATACACACTAGAATTAGATTATGATGCTTTAGCAGAGACAGGGGATACTAACTTATCTTATTATGTTGCTAAGCTAAACAATACTAATAATAATACAAATACACTAGGCAGCTTAGCTAATGTGCCTAGCGTGCGTTATCCTAGCATAAACAGTAGTAACCATGGCTTTATAATTAGCGTTAGTCTAATGGGGGTATAAATGTTAATACAGACAGCTTTTAATCCTTTACCTAGCAAGCTGGCATGTAATAACGGAGCAGTCCTAATGGGCTCCTCAGTGTCTAGCATGTGTGCCGCCCTATCTCAATTAACACATGTTAAGTTTTTAGGGATGGCCAACTATCCCATTATGCGTAGCACATTTAATGCTTATACCTCCTCCCCTTATCAAGTGGGCGTAGCATATCCATCTAGCCTAATTACTATGCCTAAGGGGTATACTGAGAGCCATAAATTATTTTATGCTAGCACGCCTATTAGTACCTATTTATGTGCTATTGTTATTTATGAGTCAGGCACTAACGATAGTGACCCTACGGCTAGCGAATACTCACCCCGTATAGATATAGTAGTGAAAGCTCTTAATGATAGCGGTAGCGGATATACGGAGGTAGCCACTGCGGACTATGGTATTAGCATGAATAGTGGCAATAGCCTTTTATTACAAAGTGCCTTATATGACGCTGGGCGGCATAGTCACACTTACTATGCAGATACGGGCATAACTGTACCCCGTGTGCCTCCTACAAGCACAGCCTTAGAGCCACCCCGCCCCCTCTATTTACCACCCACAGCGGGAGGCTATGACGTTAGAGGGGAGGTGGTAGCTATAAATGTAGATGCTGAGGACTGCAAGATTAAAAACATTACGCTATTAGATGTTTATATACCAGAGGTGGCACCATGATAACTAATGATTTAGGGCGGCGGGTATTTTGCTTACAAGTGGCGGGCTTGCCATATCGTTATCATAGCATCACCCCGCCCGCTAGCACTAATTTAGATGCTAATATAGCCACGGGTCTAGCCTATACAGACGTACAGGGCATTATAAGTGTAGGAGCTTTTAATAGTTCTATAGATCCTAGCGGGGGTCTAGCTAGTTACTCACCACTATCTATAGAGCTATCTATAAATAAGGATGGCTCATCTAGTGACCCTGGCGTTATATTTGGGCGTGTGGGTAAAAGGTCTAGCGGAGTAACACAGTGTAATTTAGATGAGGTGCTTAATTTTGATGCACTACCACAGACAATAGATATAGATAAAGATTTATCGTCATTATCTACCCCACGCTTAATACACATAGGGAGCGAGACATTTAGAGCTAGTGCATTTACATCTAGCACAGTTACTGTAGATGAGAGGGCGGTAGGCGGTAGTGAGTACCAATATCACGCGATAAGCTTACAAGGGTCTAGCGTGCCTATCTTATCCACGGAGATAACTATATTTAGAGGGCGGCGGTGTAAACTATTTATAGCGTATCAAGACAGCGCGGGTAATGTATCGGATTATGAATGTATTATCAATGGTTTTATAGAGTCATCACCTAGCATAGAAGATGGTAATGCGGTAGCTTTAAGCATCTTGCCACTCGTGAGCTTAATAGATAGTGAGCTTGCGGACTCTAAAAAAGGTATCTCGTATTTATTACAGGATTATCATTATTTTGATAATCTGTCTAACACTTTTGAGTATGGCAGTGCATGGGGTAATGATTACTATATAGAGCTTAGTAACCCTGTGGCAAGTGTGGGGCAAACTACACTAGATGCGGAGGGGTTCTATTTAGATCAAATATTTGATATTAACCGCCCTAATGGAGAGGGCTTTATTAATGCCCATCCTCGCTACCCTCTTATAATTATAGGGCGGGTAGACTATGTGGCTTTTCCTATTTCATATAGTGCGGGTAGCCCCCCTACAATTACAATAGATCACACAGTAGATGGCTCAGTTAGTCAAGCAGCTTTATTAAACTACTTTGTAGGTGTAGATATTGTTTATGGCCGCATTCCTAAACGGGGTGAGATTAAGCGGGTAACTGTGGGCCGCCGTGAGCTAAAGCTATGGCCTGAGTGTTTGAATGAGGCATTATCTACTCAAGTATCTACTAGCTCTAACACGGGCATAGATGGTGTTAATCATGCTTTATCATTTGGCGGTAGCTATTCAAGTGCTACATTAAGAGCTACGCCACTAGCTAATCACTTAGCATTAAGCCCACGGCACACGCCTCATGATGGAAAAGTACATTTATGGTATAGTTCATATTGGTATAACTCAAGCCCTAACTATCATTATGCACACTGGCCTAGTGATGAGATTGAAAACACTAGACCGCTAAGGAATACTCATAGATTATTTTATCCGCTTGATTATTGGATGGATGGCTCTAAGCCTAATTATGCGGGGAACTCATTAAAAGTGCGTACTATTGAGCTACCCAATAGACGCTATGCTAGTGAAGAGATACCCGTTAACATAGCGCGTGCTTATCATCAAGCTAATGAGCTGAGTATTTTATTAGAGCAGTCCTTAGGCTTGCCCACATCTAGCACCCCTAATGTTTATTTTAGCATTCAAGTACAAACATATGATTATTATCATAAGCGTACTAAGACTTTACACTATCAAGCCACTCATGAGGAGGCTATTAGCTACGGGGGCAGCGTAGTAGGTTATTTAGTGAGGTTAAGAAATTTTAGCGTGAATAAGGATAACGGGCATTTTGGAGACTGGCAAGGTGAAGATAGAACGCAAGTTACCAGGGGGGTGCTAGCTTATCAAGTTACACCAGGCGAGATCATGCTTATGATCTTACAAAGTGGAGGCGGCGGTAATAATGGTGATTATGATACACTAGGGGTAGGCTTATCTATACATGAAGATAATATAGACGTTAATTCATTTCTAATTAACGGCACAAGCACAGTAGGTGCACTTAATACTAATTTTTCTATAGATGATTTTAACCCCCGTGACTTTATGGATAGCTTGTTAAAATCATTAGGCTGTATGATTACTATGAAGCGTACGGCGGGGGGCTTGCCTAAGATCACACTAAGCCCGCTAGCATCTGAGAATGATAAGTTTGTTAGTGCCACCATAGATGCGGGGGACTTCCTTAGCGATAGACCGCCCACATGGTCTATCTATGAGGATATAGTAACACAGATAGAGATTAAATACGGGTGGGATAATGATGAGAATGAATTTAAGGATAGCGTTATTTATAATAATCAAGATGCTATTAACAGATATGGTGGAGAGAAAAGCAAGATAAGCTTAGAGCTCTACGGTGTTAGTATTGAAGAGATAGGGGCAGGGGCGGGTGATGCCTATAACTACTTCCTCCCCATAGCTGCCCGTGTGTTTAATGTGCTTTCTAATCCTATGAGGCTGTGGACGGGTGACATAGGAACGGGTAAAAGCATCTATTTAGATGTGGGGTCATATGTTAAATGCACTTCACCCCATCTAAAGGGCATGAGTGATGAGTATGGCATAACAGATGAGGTGGGCATGATAAAAAGTATCAATCAAGAGCTTATGTCTGAGGGATGCAGTTTAGAAATTATTAAAACTGGCATCATATCTGTTAACTGGAATAGCACTTTAAAAGTAACTTCTGTCACATCTACTACAGAGTTAACAGTATCTACTAATGAATTTAGCAATGATGATACAAGCTTTTTTAACGTGGGTGATGTGGTAGACTTCTTACCCTATGGCAATGAAGATGCGGCAATAACGGGACTTAAAATTTTAACTATAGTAGGGTCACTTGTAACTTTTACTAGCCCCCATGGCGTGAGTACATTAGGCACACTAGAGCCTACGGTCTACACATCTGCGAGTGATGCACATAAAAAAGATGCTTACCTAGCGGATAATGGTATACTAGGCATAGCAGATGATGCACAGGAGTATAACTAGATGAAACATCTTACTAAAGCACAGCTTATAGAGCGTTTAAATGATGTGAGTGATGACTTGAGAAGATCTAATAGAGCTATCAATCAATTAAGAATAGATTTAGAGCCACATGATTTTATTGTTAAAGACTTCGATCATGAGACTACTTTTAATGATAAAGTTAATGAAGTGCTTAAACGTGGTGAAAGTGAATATAATTTAAATGTTACTGAGCCAGGGGGTGGCGGTGATAGCTCACGCATTAACGCATATATTAAAAGCGTAGAGGGCATAGGGTGGACCTGGGAAGATGACTACACACATAATGGCCAATTTGCCTGGTGTGGTGCTTTTGCCGCATTCTGTTATAACTCAGCACGCTATAGCATACGCCATAAAGTTTTTCCATCTTGTTACAGAATGTATAACGCATGGGGCGGCACTAACCGTAAAGTTAAAGAAATATACACGGGTGATATAGTAGTAGTTTACACTTCAAGTGAGAGAAGCCCCACATACGGTAATCATATTACTATAGCACTAAGCCCGCCAGATAAAGAGGGCTTTTTTGAAACTATAGAAGGGAACGCTAAGGGCTATGGCCCTAATGGTAGCTATAGAGAGGGCGTATCTAAACGCACTCGTAACATTAAAGATGTGGCACATATTTATAGATTAGCTAGTGAGGATTATGATGAGTAATATAATTAAGTCATTGGGCGGGCGTAAGTCTGCTATGTTTGTGCTAACATTGCTAGCAAGTGTTATGCTTGCTATATTTAATAAAGCTAATACTGAAATCTTAGGGCTTATAGATACGCTCTATCTAGTCTATGCGGGTGCCAATGTATCTGCTAAAAAGAAACAAGGAGTTAAAGAAGATGGGTAAATATTTAGTTAGTAACCCCGCCTCAGCGGGTCAAGTATTCGCTACTTATGATGCGACATCACAAGCAGATACAGACTGGCATAGCCTAGCAAGTGATGACTTTTACGATACTACCACGGGCACACAGCTAGACGCGGGGCTTAAATTCGCTTTTGTGGGTGTAGCTAGTGATAACACCACAGCTAAAACATTTATTAAGTTACGTGCGGCTTCAGGGGCAGGTGATAGCACAGCTAATAGCGGCGGCGTTATCCCTGTGCTATCCACTTTTAATGTAGATAGTCAAGCACTAGCTAACTCTAATGTGACAAGCATAGCTTATAAAAAGGCTGCGGGCTCAGATATTGTAGTTTTATACTGTGGCTTTAATAGATAGGGGTGCTTGATGGCTATTAAATTTGATACGTTTAAAACTGGCGGGGGCTCAGCACCCACAGGCGGCTTAGTTTATAAAGGCTCATATGATGCCGCCACGCAATCCCCTAATTTAACAACATCTTTAAAAGGTGACTTCTATATAGTAAGCGTAGCGGGGGCACTTGCTACTATCCCCCTTAACGTGGGTGATCATATAGTATTTAATCAAAATGCATCTAGCCCTATCACTAGTGCTATGTTTGATGTAATTGATAATACTGATGCGGTGGCTAGCGTCAACTCTCAAACTGGCGTAGTCGTTTTAGATAGTGACAATATCGCAGAGGGCTCCACTAATTTATATTTCACGTCTGCGAGATTTGACACAGAGCTTGGCACTAAGACCACCACGGATCTAAGCGAGGGCGTTAACTTATATCATACAGATGCGAGAGTAGACGCACGTATAGCGGCGGCTACCGCTAATGATTTAAGTGATGTAAGTTACACAGCGGGGGCGGGTATTGATGGCTACGTCATGAAATATAATAACACTACGGGTAACTGGGAAGCTCAAGCAGAATCTGCGGGCGTAACTAGTGTTAATGGTGATAGTGGCCCCGCAGTAGTTTTAACTACTACAAATGTAAATGAGGGCACTAATCTATATTATACGGATGCAAGATTTGACACACGCCTAGCCACTAAGACTACCTCAGACTTGACAGAGGGGGCTAACTTATATCATACCTCAGCGAGAGTGGACGCACGTATAGCACTAGCTACCGCTAATGATTTAAGTGATGTGGATTACACAGCGGGTGCGGGCATAGACGGCTATGTTATGACTTATAATAACACTACGGGTAACTGGGAAGCGGCGGCGGCGGCGGGCGGTGCGGTAGGTACATTACAACAAGTTACAGACCAAGGCTCTACTACTACCACTAATATTAGTGTAGCTCAAGTTACTATGGGTGGTGACCTCTTAGCGGATGGTGTATTGACCCGCACCATAGGAGATGAGACTAATAGATTTATCACAGCTCACGCAGATTTAAACGGGGCTGTTAGATTCAAAGCTAAAGCGGGCGTGGCACTTAGTAAGGGTGATGTCGTCTATATAAGCGGTGTAAGCGGGGGCGTGCCCGTAGTACAAAAAGCACAGGCTAACAGTGCTAGCACCATGCCTGCCTTTGGCTTATGTTATGCTAGTGCGTCATTAAATGCAGATGTGCAGATAGTCACACTGGGTAATTTAGACAGCATTAACACGGGCTCATTTACTTTAGGGAATACGCTATATGTAAGTGAAACCACAGCGGGGGCCTTGACTAACTCAGCTCCTACAGGTGAAAGTAACTTAATACAGAATATAGCTAAAGTAGTTAAAGTAGATGGCACGGGCAATAGCGGCATTTATAAAGTAGGCGGGGCGGGGCGTACTGCTGCTACTCCTAATCTAGATAGTAATAAGATATTCTTAGGTAACGGCTCTAATCAAGCTGTGAGTACTGCATTATCAAGCGTGAATCTAAGCTCATTTAATCAAGACTTAACTACTACAAATGTAAGCGAGGGCACTAATCTCTACTATACAGATGCGAGATTTGACACACGCCTAGCCACTAAGACTACCTCAGACCTTACAGAGGGCGTTAACTTATATCATACAGATGCGAGAGTAGACGCACGCATAGCACTTGCTACCGCTAATGATTTAAGTGATGTAAGTTACACAGCGGGGGCTCCCATAGATGGCTATGTATTAACATATGTAAATGCTAATAGCAGATGGGAAGCGGTAGCAGCTAGCGGCGGGGGTGGGGGCTTTACTTATGATGGCACACAGGGGGCGGCTTCATTTAATGCCGTGCTCAGCTATCACTATGCAATAGATACAAGCGGGGCAGCGGGTAATATTACTATGACATTGCCCGCCGCATCTAGTGGGGGTAGTGAGATTAGAGTTAAACTTTTAGATGCTACTCACTCTGTTATTGTAGCTGTGCAAACTGGCGAGACGCTAGATACTACTACTAACGGCACTACTACTTTAAGTGTGGCTAATCAATCCATTACGCTAGTAGATAATGGCAGCACAGGCTGGGAGATTGTTTAATGAGTCATAATAAATTAACAGTACAAAATCAAGCACCTGATGCGGCGGGTAACATCTCGCTTAGCTCGCTTAATATTGATGATCTTAATAATGTCACTATTACATCGGCGGCAAGTAATGAGGTAATAAAATATGATGGGGCGGGATGGGTCAATAGCACCGCACCTGGTGCTAATGTTGAATATATTAGAATAGGCCAAGGCGAGAGTGATTTATATAGCAATAGTGGGGCAAGTAATTTAAATAGCGGCTCAGCTTTGCGAATTTATGACACTTCACCTCTTAACACTATTACGGGTGCGACATTAACACAGTATTCTACTAGCGACTGGTATACATCTTTTAGCCTGCCAGCGGGCAAGTATTTTGTGCTATCACAGTTTAATGTAGAGTTTAGTGCTAGTGGTTACATCGCTGCTCAGCTAATCAATAACTCTAGTCAATGGAGAAGCATTAGAGCTGTAGTAGGGGATAATGCGGGCAACCTCCTCGATGGTGCATCTACATCTATCACGGGCTTATTTGAGCTATCGGGTAGTGAGACTATAGAGTTACAAATAACTAACGCATCTAACGTGGATGGCACTGTAACCACTCCCGCTACTTCTACTAATTTTATAGCTGAGAATACCTTTATTTATATTCAAAAGGTAGATTGATATGAGCCATAATAAAATTACAGTGGATAATCTAGCACCTAATAGCACAGGGGATGTGCCCGTTAATCTTTCTAGCTATATTACAGAGTCTAGCCCATCCACTAATCAAGTGATTAAGTTTGATGGGGCATCATGGGTTAATGCTGCGGACCCAGCGGGCACAGGCTTTAAGGCTAAAGCCTCAGTGTATCTAAATGAGACGGCCAGCTTTGCGGGTAGCGGTAGCTATTCCATTGGCAATTATTTAATGATTCAAAAAGCGGGGTCAAGAGTAAATAAAATAGAGGACACTGATATAACACTAAATGCCGCCACTGCCACTAATACAATTAAAAGCAATAGCAACTGGCTAGAATCTATTGATATACCAGCGGGTACTTTTTTATGCATATGTACCTTAGCAATAGAGGGGAATAGTGCTGATATGAGAGCACGCTGGGAGTCAGATGCGGGGGGGTTTAGTAACTATGTACATGTCTATGGAAATAATAACACTAGGAGTGGCTCACTTGTTGTAGGAGTATTAACTACAGCGACTACTAACACAGTTAGAATAGTTGTTAAAGATCAGTCAACAGCAAGCACACTACCTGACAATGTGCCCCACAGGGCTCTATCTGTACACGTCATAAAATTATCTTAGAAAAGAGGTTAAAAAATGTCTTGGATTAAATTAAAATGTGCTAGTGACATCTTAAAGGGTGATGTATTAGCATATGATGCTAACTCAAATTATTATATTAAAGCTAGCAATATGAATACCCCCGTTTATGTAGCTATGAATGATGCTATAGAGAATGCTAACGCACCTGGCACTTACTATGTAAAAGGTCAAGTACAGGGGCAAGTATTAGCTAAAGCTTCACGCGACATAGTAGAGAATGGCGGCTTTATTGCCGTAGAAAATGGCGGCGTTTATGTTGATAATAACATGAGTTCGTGCGGCATCATTTGGCATAATTTTATAGACGCATCACCACGGGTAGCAGGTGACCTGGTAACTATTACACTGAGATAATGCTATGAATATAAGTAATGATATGATCATACAAGTATGCAGCTTTGTAGGCACTATTATAGCCGTGGTGTGGTACATATCAAACACACTTAGCGAGATCAAGAGGCAGCTTTCTAATGCTGAGCAATTAAATACAGTGCAAGATAAACAACTAGATCAAGTGCATAATGCGGTAGTAGCTTGCTCTAATCACTGTAAAGAGGGGCGGGTAAAAATATGGGAAGAAGTAAATAATATGAAAGTGCAAGTAGCAAAACTAGAAGCCACTAAAGATAGAGATAAATAATTATTTAATAATAATATATGCACTAGTGCTAAGTGCTACAGTACCCGCTGCTATAGCTACATATTTAAGTATAGTGTTATTAGTATTGAGACGTTTAATAGTACGCTTCTTACTCTCTACCTCATCACTTAGCATGCGTATAGTCTGCTTATAGTAATCTGGGTTACTATCGCATGTACTGTGGCATGTATCTAGCTGATATTGACACACTGCTATACTATCTTTAATAGCAGCTTGGCAGTTATTAGCCTTGGCTTCTACTAGTGTCTTAAGCAAAATAAACTTATCAGCGGTAAATGCTAAATAATCATTATCAGCTTTGGTGCCGCTCATGATAACAGTACTATCTATCACTTTATCAGGTGCTACCTGTATACCCGTAACAAGTGAACTAAATAAAAAGATGGGGATCATGATAGCATTCATTTAGCACTACCACACTTTAAGTCTACGAGTAAACGCTTATAGCTATCTAGTGCATTCTTAACTTTATCAGTACATACGGACTCACAAGTATTTATCTTGCACTCAGCTTGACATTTAATTAAATCACTAGTGCATACTTTTTGCTGATCAGCTTTATCTTTTTTACACTGTGCTAGCATATCCATATTATCTTTACACTGTATATGCTTAGGTATAAAGCCCTCTTTAACGCCCATACTATATGCAAAGATTAACGAGAGAAGCCACACGCCCCCGATTATCATATATATTTTATTGCTTAATGATGATATGCTAAAAGTATCTAATGACATAATAAACCTCATGGAGTTAGAAAGATGGACTATAATAGCTTAGCAAGCATAGCAAGCATAGCAGGTGTAATACTAGCTTACTTTTCTTTTATGAAAGATAAGTTAGCCAATGCAGAGGAATTAGGCAAGCTAAAACAAAAGGTAGCTAGCTTAGAAGAGCAGGCTAGGGCTAACGAGTCAAGATTCCAAACGATAGAAAGCAAGCTAGATTTAATACAGCAATCTTTAACTAGATTAGAGACGCTATTAAAAAAAGACTAAATTTAATAATTGAATCTAAGGTGCTAATCTCATAGTCTAGCTAGACACCCCTATAACTATCAGAGGTATCAACTATGCAGAATGAGATTTTAGGCCGCGTATCTTTTGCGGCTCAGTACGCTAAAGAAACAAGCACAGGGCGTGAGACGTGGGCAGAAGCAGTGGATAGAGTTAAGGCTATGCACTTGAATAAATTTAAATATAGTGATGAGGCACAGGAGTCTATAGAGTGGGCTTTTGAGTTCGTATATAATAAGCGTGTGTTTCCCTCTCAGCGGTCCATGCAATTTGGCGGGCGGGCTATTGAGCGTAACAACATGAGAATCTATAATTGTACTTACTCGACATGTAATAGAATAAGATTTTTTCCAGAGGCATTCTGGTTATTACTTAGCGGATGTGGCACAGGCTTTAGCATACGTAAAAAGCACACTAATAAATTGCCTTTTATGATCTCAGAGGAGACATTAAATAAACGCCCCCCGCAGACTCATATAATAGCAGATAATATAGAGGGGTGGGCTAATGCAATAGAGATGCTTATTAGTAGCTACTGCCTAGGCTCATACTATGATATACGATATGAGACAGAGCCACATTTTGATTATAGTAAACTCAGGGCCAAAGGTGCTAAAATATCAAGTGGCGGGCGGTCACCAGGTTATAAGCCGCTTGAGACTGCTATAGAAAAGATACGGGCACATTTAAAAATGATGGTTAAACGAGATAGGAAATTTAGGCCTATTGACTGCTTAGACATTACCATGTTTTTATCTGAGGCAGTGCTTAGCGGGGGCGTGAGACGCTCAGCTAGTATAGCTATATTTGATAAAGATGATGAGGAAATGATTAACGCTAAGCGGGGGGAATGGTGGAAAAATAATGGGCAGCGGGCCTATGCGAATATTAGCGCAGGCATTAAGACAGATGGCAATGAAGATAAACATCTAGCTACTAAAATTTTAATGAGTGCTAAGGAATGGGGTGAGCCTGGTATAGCTTTTTTTAAGTCAGATCATCATGGTACTAATCCATGTGCTGAGATAGGACTTTTAGGCCTGTGCATTACAGATGGCAAGGGTGACCTTATAGATGATGTAACTATAGATATGCTTGAGAATATGGAATATTACCAAAGCAAAAAAGGCTATTCATATCACCACGGGTGGCAGGCATGTAACTTAACTGAGATCAATATGGCTAGAAATAAAACTAGATATGATTTCTTAGAGGCGTGTAAGGCGGCATCCATCATAGGTACATTGCAAGCAAGCTATTTAAACGCGGGCTATCTAGCACATACGTCTAGACGCATCATAGCACAAGAGGCTCTAATAGGCGTAAGCCTAACGGGCATGTGTGAGAATCCTATTTCATTTGATGCTGAGATTTTAAGGGCGGGGGCTGCTATAGTGAATGCTTTTAATACACAGTACTCTGATGTGTTTAGAGTTAACTATGCTAGCCGCACAACTTGCATAAAGCCCAGTGGTAATACATCCACAGTGGCGGGCGGTATATCTGCGGGCATCCATCCACATCACGCTAAGAAATATATAAGGCGTATGCGTCTTAGTAAAGTTAATCCTATCTGGGATGAGCTACTAGCCAAGGTGCCTGCGGCTTGTGTTGATTTAGATGAGCACACGGGTATAGTACAGTTTGCATGCTCTGCACCTGAGGGTAGCATCACTAGAGAAGATGACACAGCACTTAATCACTTAGAACGCGTTAAGCTAGTCTATGAAAACTGGGTAGCACCTGGTAGTGTACAGAGTAGAGTAGAGGGCCTCACGCATAATGTTAGTAATACATGTACAGTTAAGGAGAATGAATGGCCAGAGGTAACGCAGTTCATATGGAATAATAGAGAGTCATTAAGAGGGGTGGCACTGCTTAGCTATGTAGGTGATCACATGTATAACATGGCCCCTTATCAGACGGTAGTAGATGGCACAGATAGTGCTAAGCTATGGAATGATCTAGCGGCTATTAACTGGGATGAGGTAGATTTAAATAAGCGGGGGGAGGGTGAAAGCCCTACACTAGAGCCCGCTTGTAGCGGTGGCAAGTGTGAATTAACTTTTTAATTGACAATCAATTAAAATAAGTTTATAAATGGCAATAAGATTAGATATGTCCTTTTGCCCTTGTTTCTCCTTTTAGCAAGGTGCCCCCAGCTAGTCATAGGTAGGCCCTTATCTTTTAGATTTTGCTATGACTATAATGCAATTAAGCCAGGGGGAGGCTAGTATACACATAGCGTGGGTGCTAGTTGTTTAGTAATGAAAGCCCACGCTATTTAATTACATCTTAGATGCATGATACTGCATGATTAAATCAAATAGTGCCCAGTCGTTAGGATCACCCACAGCGATATATTCTTTAATATCATTTAACGCATTAGCATTAGTAATGCCTTTAGCAGCTAAGCACGTACTATAAAATGCCTCGCATCTCATACGCTCTATAGCAGTCTCTAGATGTGCTAGTGTGTTATCTGCGTAAACAGTTTCTAGTAAGATGGTGTCTAACTCCTCAGCTAGTGCTATTTGTTTATCCTCACTTAAGGTGCCTACGTCTAAATCATCTGCATTAGATGTAACGCTAATGAAGTAAGGCTTAGCCATCACTTGACGCTGTGCGGGTGCGGGTGCGGGTGCGGGTGGCACAGACGGCGGCGGGTTACTTGGTACACGCTCACCCTCTACACTTTGAAATATGATTTTATCTTTCTCTGCGTCTGATAATTTATCATTCATTTCTGCGAGCTCATCAGGGCTATAAGTTTGGCCTATGATGTCTGAGTAAAAAGCACGTAGTAAAGCTGTTAAGCATCTCTTATGCAGCATATTTTTAGGCATAGTCTTCCATGCCCTATTATTCAATAAGCCGCGTGCCTTAGCATCTGCAATAGTAAAAGACCATGTATGCTCTGGTATATCAAAGTCTAGTTCATCTCTACGCTTAGTGCCCAGTGTGCATACGTTATCATTAAGCTCAATAATGCGGATATAGCCACATACTTTAGTATTGTTATTATCACGATAGCCAAGTACGATACCCGCCATAGCATCTGCATTAAGTGCGGGCTTGCCACTAATTACATAAGTATGGGCTAGCGTGATAGCTACATTACCATTATAAAAGTGCCCAAAGGTAGCGAACGCCACTTTATTATCATGATAGTCTTTTTGATTTTTAGATAGTGCTGAGATTAAAGTCTCTTGATCTTGTGTAAACATAAGTTACTCCTTAGTGGTATAGTGTGTTAATTAAGTGTTTAATGTAATCATCATCTGTGCCTCGCACGAATTCAGAATAGACATTAACAAGGTGTGAGAAGTCACGGGCATCTAAGTCTAGCTTCTCACCAGGGAATTCACCCCATGTAAAAAGTAGCTGCTCTGCTTGTTCTTCAATTTTAATTTTATTAAGTACATTCATGTTAATTAGGTGCTGTATATCCTCATCATGCACCCGCTCTAAATGTTGCATAGTTTTAAATAGTGCTAGCACTACATCATGTTGTAATTGCTTAGAATACTTGCTTACTTTTATAGTAGAATAATCAGTAACATCTTGATAGCTCATAAGAGCTAGGGCTATTAAAGCAATGATTAAAAGATATAGCATTATTTAAAGTCTCCTAGTGTAAGCTGTACGCCAGTTAAGGCATAGTGAGAGTTAGCTAGTCTTAACGCACTAGTCATTCTCATATCTCTTTTTAGTAAGTTAGTTAACTCGCTAGAAGTTAATCCCATATGCTCTGCTAGCTGAATCATGGTTAAGCCTTTAATAGCTAGCTCTGATTTGATTTTATTTTTTAACATTTTGTTTTCCCTTAGTAGCGATTAAATTGTCACTGTTAATAAGCTGGATGAGTTCGTAGTGAAATAGTTCCCTTACTGTGGCATGATTGCCTGAAAGAACATATAAATATGTCATTGCTTCGCAACTTGGATCTCCATTATATAATTTATATTCTAAAATCTGAGTAATCTCAAAGATCTCTTTTGTTGCTGGGTCCTCAAATGTATCAATTAATGAGAAGTTCATGTTGTCTCTCCTTAGGGTGTTTGTGTTATTTTGTAAGTGCATCTCTAAAGCTAAGTCTAGCCCAAATGCATAGTTTATCAATATTGATAAGGCCACTCTCATTAACAATGAATAGCCAGTCGTTACTTGGAAATGAAAGCAAGAAATCAATAGCAGAGTCACAAGTAAAGTCTTGATCATAAAAAAAGCTTAAGTCTTGTAATACATCTTGATTAACAAAATCATTTAATGAGAATGTAGGTCTTGATGATCTTAGAAAGTTAAGCATGCTAGATACTTCTTGATGTGTCGCTTCTCTGTTATTCATGTTGTCTCTCCTTAGAGTGTTTGTGTTAATGACGTTGCCGCCTGGTGATGATTAACTATAAACATAATCTTTTTTATATGTCAAATCTTTTTTTAAAAAAAATAAAAAACTTTTTTATAATAATATTTCTTGACGCGATAATCACATATATATATATACATAGACTATGTGCTATGTAGCACGCTTAACACACGCACCCATGGAGTAAAGCATGGTTAATGAATACGACTTACGCTATGCAGTAATGCAAGCGGATATAAAACCTACTGTTAAAGTAGTAATGCTAACTATACTCATGAAAGTAGACTGGCACACATGGACTAGAACAATAGCATTAAAGTCTATAGCTGATTTTGCTAAAGTCAGTTACCGCAGTGTACTAAGAGCACTAGATGAGTTAGAGCAGCTGGGGTGGATAAGTAAGGATACTAAACGCATTCAAGCTAAGAACACACCCACAAGCATAACAGTACATCATTTAGTAATCTTTCACAGTGAAGTAAAACAAATTAACGTAAATGATAGTGACAAATTGTCATATGACAAAATGTCATCATGTCAAAATGTCACTAGGGGTAGTGACAAAATGTCACTAGGTATATGCCAGAATGTCACTATGGATAGTGACAAATTGTCATACAATACAATATATAACAATATTAACAATAATAATAACAATACGGATAACTCAGATTATGAACATTACAGAGCTTACTATGCTAGTCATAATTTTAATATTGATGGCCCTTGTAATGCGGATGAGCTAAGGCCAGATGTATTAGAATATAGACTATCACAGGAGCCTACTTGGCAGCGTCTAAATAAATTTACTAATTACTCACAAGCTAAAGCTGAGCTATTGAAGCGTGCCCAATGGTTTAACATCACACCAGGTGCACAGACTCAAAAGTTTATTAGATACGAGATTGCTAACGAGGGGGTAACATGGAAAAATTAGGCACTGCACTTATAAGCATATTGGATGGCATCAACATAGCACCAGGTGCTAAGCCGCCCCCGCCTCCTGAATATCTCAAAACAGTTAATGCAGATTCATTGCATACATATGATTTAATTAAACGCGGCAAAGCACGCTACTTAGTAGCGGGTGAGGTCCCATGTAATTGTGCTAACGGTTATGTTTATAAGCGAGATGGCTTTAAGCCTATGGCTTTGCCATGTCCTACATGTTCTAATCTAGCACAGGCACTAAATAGATTACAGAGGGCACACTTGCCTAATGATGCCTATGATGCCTCCTTAGCTAATTACATTTATGATAGCCCCGCACAGCAAGCTATGATTAGTGATATTCTAAGCAGCTACCTCCCCCATATACCGCCCTCGCTTTTTATGTATGGTAAAAGCGGTAATGGTAAAAGCACTATAAGCTATATCATTGCTAAGCACTTGAGCATGGCGGGCTATAAAGTTAAATATGTGCATCATCATCATGCTTTTCAAAATGAAAAGAAATCATGGGGCACTAATGATAGCTTCTTAGATTCTATGCTAGATAATGTTGATATTCTTTTATTGGATGAATTTGGCGGCCTGGGGGGACGTTCTAATTATAGTGAATGGTTTACTACTACCACTATAGAGCTTATAGGCATCATGTATGAGAAGTACAGAGCAGGGCAGCTAAGCATAATATTAACTAGCAATCTTACGCCTAAGCAAATCTTTACTAAGCTTTTAGACCGTAACGAGATGGCACTTAGTAGACTTCAAAACATCTTTGGTAACCCACTGCACATGATAGGGCCAGATAGACGTGCTAAGGGTCAAGAGGTATCTAGATGGATATAACGCTTATATGGTGCCTCTCAAGATAGTCTAAGCCGTCTCTATTATATTTACTATCTGCACTCACTACCACTGTTTTAAGCCCCGCATGATGAATAAGGCGGGCACATGCTAAACATGGATTAGTACTTATCACCATAGTACACCCCTCTAAAGCTATGCCCGCACGGGCGGCATTAGCTATGGCGTTTTGCTCTGCATGATGACATCCCCACTCTATACGGGTGCCACTCTCTATATGGTATCTATCCCTATCACAAGCCTCCCCACCGCATAGCAAGCCCACTGCTTTACGGGGGGCCCCGTTAAAGCCTGCACTTATGGGATTATTATTAGCATCAATTATAAAGGCCCCTACTTTACCACGTGGGCAGTATGAGGCACTAGCGAATAGTTTAGCATGCTCTAGCCAGTGTTTATGCCACTTATTCATAAGCATACATCCATTATAAACTTAAAGCTTTCGTCATTCTCTACTAGTGCCCTAATAGCCTGGGCATAATATCTGATTTCTGCCTGTGCATCCTTAGCTAGTCTTAGCTGTAAAAAGTGTATTACGGCATGCAGTGAGGCACTCCAATAGCACTCTGTAAACTGAGCCAAGGGCAATATCATGCGGGCTTGCTCACGAGCTACCCCTTGCTTAAGCATCTCTTTATAAGCAGCATAACTATACTCACACGCTGATAAGTATAAGTCTGTGATAGCCTCTTGATTATTCACAGCACCCCCGCTGCCTTGCTTAACATCTTTAATGGACTTACGCCACACATCAGGGCAATAAATGCTATGATCTAGTTTAACATACCGCCCGCTTATCTCATTCCATGAACAGCCTACCTGGTGCTTTTGCCACTGCCTTATTACGAATATAGGGGCCTTAATATGGAATGTAAAAAACGCATGTCTAAAGGGGGAGGTGTGCTTATGCGTCCATAAGTATTTAATTAAATTCTTATCTTTATCTGTTAAGCCGCCCTCTACTCTTTTGCCAAAGCTCACACGGGCAGCATTAACTACACTGGTAGCACTGCCCATGGTATCCACTAGCTCTATAAAGCCAAAGTCATCTATCTTTTTTTTCATAAACTTACTCTTGATTAAGTTAAAGTAATTTATTATAAGTAACATTAGAGGTGATATATGTCTAGTAATAAAACACAAGTAACAGTCTCCCTACTTTCAGAGCAAGTAGAATATTTAGATAGCATAGCAAGTGCCCAAGTTATAAGCAGAGGGCAAGCCGTTAGGCAGATCATACAAGAAATGATGGCCACGGGCGTACCCACTAACTTATCATTAAATGATAGGGTAACTTATTTAGAGAATGAGCGAGATAAGCTTTTTAACTCTATAAGAGATCTTGACTTCCAAATCACAACTATAAAGGGGCAGCTAGATGCTTAATAAAATAATGTTAATAGGTAATGTGGGGGCAGATCCTGAGCAATCCCCTAGCTATAGTAAGCTAGTAACTTTTAATTTAGCCACTTCTGAATATATTAAAGATAAAGAAAGTGGAGAGTTTAAAGATCTTACTACCTGGCATAAAATTAAATGCTTTGGCTATGTAGCTGAGAAAGCACTTAAGCTGGGCAAGGGGTCTAAGGTTTACATAGAGGGTAAATTTAGAAGTGATAGCTACGAAAACAAAGAGGGTAAGAAAGTAACCGCATACTATGTAATGTGTGATAAGATTACGCCCCTTAATAAGCTTACTACTGCTAAAGAAAGATGGGCATCTAATTTAGAAAAGAAGCCAGAGCTAGACTTAGATACTAATGATGGAGGCTTTATTCCATGGGATCAATAGATAACAAAGCTTTAGAGGGTCTAGCTAAACGTGAGGCAGCTAGTGCTAGAGGAGACTTGAGTATAACGCGTACATATAAACGTACTAAGTATTGTGCTGAGATAGTAGACGCCATATGCGATGGTCTAGTAGCGGGCTTATCCATTAAAGCTGTATGTGGTATTGTTAACATTAGTGAGCAGACCTATTATAATTGGATGGAAAAGTATCCAGACTTTAATGAAGCGGTTAATAGCACCCGACCAGCTTTTGAAGCACAGATGCTAGAGATCATTAAGCAACAAGCCCATGATGACTGGCGGGCGGCGGCATGGATACTAGACCGCCGCTATCCTAGAGAATGGGGAGCCCGCAAAGAATTAGATTTAAACGTCAATAAAACAGATGGCACTGAGCAAGTGCTATCGTTTATTAAGCAAGCACAGGATAAACTAAAAAGCTCAACTGGTAATAGCTGAGCTTTTTAGTCTTAACACAAAACACCCCTAAAAAAAGATAGGAGTAAATCATAGCTATCATGAATACTAAACTAAGTAAAGAAGATTTAGAGGCACGTGCTTTAAATCTCAATATCCATAATCACTGCCTCTTTTTATTCGCATCCATGATTAAGCGGTGCAATATGGGCAACTATTATAAGCAGCGTAATCCGTTTACATTTAGAGAATCCACAGGCGGTGAAATCCCTGTATGTGATGCTTTATACTATGATGAGTATGAGCAAGTGCTAGTAATTGAAGTTAAGACTAGGCTAGTTAAAGATAGCCAAGTTAATGTGAAAGACTCAGTTAAAAGTGCTATTCTTAAAGAGTTAAAGAGTGAGCTATTTAATAATTATTTTATAGTGCCCGTCTTTATGTACACGGCCACTAATCGTGATGGGTGGAATTTTAGAGACGCTCAAGTCATGATGTACTATGGTGATAGTAATACTAAGGTATGGACTGAGCCCCGCCCCCTTGCATCTTATTATGAAGACATTAAGGATAGTGGTAGCATTCACGATTTATTTAATAACTTAGATAGGCCCCGATGTGTTAAACTTGAAATTATACCGCCCACACCGCAGTTAGAAACCATTCAAGAGAGGGACAATAAGCCCCCCATGATTTCAAGACGACTTAAGAGCAAATACTTTTATATTAGATATGATCAAAAGCCCTTAAGAGGATGGCAGCATTTACATGATATTATGATGGACTCAGGCTTTTATGATAATTCTAAAAGAGCTACCTCTAATATTTTAAGATCATTAGCGGGGGCCGTGGGCACTGGGGCTATGAGCTTAGTTATAGAGTGGCGGGGTGATATGTTTGATTTAGATAAAAGTACACTAGAGGCTACTCTATATAAGAGCTCTATTAGATACGGCTTTAAACCAAGCTTTTTAGAGATGCTTAAAGAGTCTGACTTACTAATTATATTTATGAATGAGAAGTATATACCCGATGAGGATGATTTTAAACGATTCACTGAGCACATGGATAGTATAAGTGGTAATATTAAATGAGCTACAATTATCTATCATTAGTGCTATTTTGCGTGAAGATAAAGTTATTAGTGCCCGCTGTGGCTGGGGAAGTGGCAAGACTAGTGCTTTAGTGTTTTCACTACTCACAGTGGCTAAGATGAGGCCAGGCACTAGCTCGCTCATAGTGACAGATACCACGCCCCGCTATAACTCAGTACTTATGCCAGAAATAGAGAAGTGGCTAGCCCCTTTAGGGTGGTCTTATAATCACACTAATAAGGTGTGGCTAGATACACATACGGGGTCTAGTGTATGGTGTAGATCATACTATAGGCCAGGTACGCGAGAGGCTACCCACAACCCATTAGAGGGACTTAACATAACAAGCGGGGTAGTATTCATAGATGAATGTCAGACGCTTACAGCGGAGGTGGCATATAAGGCTTTAGGCCGCTTGCGTAGCGGGCCATCCCCCATCATGGTTTTAGTAGGCTTGCCCGTGATAGATGCCTGGTGGTGTAAGCTTGCTGAGCAAGCTAACTGCACACCATTACTCTATACATCTTACGTAAATCAAGATAATCTATCAGATGAGTGGTTTAAGGCCACTGAGCTTTTACCTAATGATGAGCGTGAGGCCATGGTGCTAAATAAACCTAAGCCGCCTAGTGGGCTAGTGTATTCTGAGTTTAACCCAGATAGGCATGTGATAGATAACTTTAAGTATAGTCCATCCATGGGCGGGCGTATCGCTATAGACTGGGGCTTTAGGAAGCCTAGCGTACTAGTTATAGTCTATGATGAGGTTAGGGAAGCATCTATAGTGGTACATGAGATTAACCCGCAAGAGGTCACTATAGAGCAGCTAAGTACAATGATCCTACAAGTAGCATGGCCACGGTCTATGCAGTCATCCGCACCAGGTAAAAGAATATGGATAGATACGGGCGTGGCAGATAAAGCGGGGCGGGCTAGGTCGGACCATACGGGGCTTAGTGCTTTTAGGCTTATCCGTAAAACGCCTAGTGAGGGTGGCATAGGCTTGCCCCTACGCTCTACGACTGACCCTGTAAGGATAGATATTTTAAACGGGGTGCAAAGATTAAAGCGGGCATTTAATAGTAATAAGTATCTTATCACTCGTGAGGTGTGGGAACGGGGGGAGCGGGCCACGGGCAATAGCTTAAGGAAAGCATTATTAAGTTACGCATGGGATACTAAAGAGCAACCTAAGAAAGATGGGCGAGAGGACCCTTTAGACGCTTTGCGGTATGATTGCATATTTCATCACTGGACAGAGTCACACCGCAGCTACACACCACGGGCTAAACGCATTAACAAAGATGTTAAAGTAGGCTCAGCTAAGACTAGGAGCTTTTAATGATAATACATGGCGATAGCTTGCATGAGCTTACTAAGCTAGATGATAACTCTATAGATGCTGTGGTGAGTGATCCGCCTTATGGATTATCCAATATCTCACATAGTGCCCTGATGTCATGTCTTAAAGAGTGGGCACTAGGTAACTATAGTTACTTACCCGCTGCTAAAGGCTTCATGGGTAAATCATGGGATGGCTTCGTGCCACCGCCCGCCTTATGGCGTGAGGTATATAGGGTAATGAAGCCTGGGGCACATGCTCTAATCTTTGCGGGGTCACGTACTCAAGACTTAATGGGGCTATCTTTGAGGGTTGCGGGCTTTGAGATTAGAGATGTTTTACAGTGGCTATATGGTAGCGGTTTCCCTAAGTCTCATGATGTTAGTAAGGCTATTTATAAAATTAAAGGGGCTAATAAGTATGATGGATGGGGCACAGCATTAAAACCCGCTTATGAGCCTATCCTTTTAGTACGCAAGCAACTTATAGGCAGTGTAGCTGAGAATGTTTTAAAGCATGGTACAGGGGGCATAAATATAGATGCTTGTAGAAAGCAGACAGGGGAGGTTTTACATGAGGGGGGTAAAGCAAAGCCTCATCATATATTTCGACATACAAACTATGTACAAAACAATAAAGGCCGCTACCCCATGAATATTATACTAGATGAGCATGCAAGCAACCTGCTAGATATTCAAGCCCCTAGTGTAAACAGATTCTTTTATTGTGCCAAGGCGCAACCTAACGAACGCCAGGCGGGGCTAGATGGGCTTAGAAAAAAAACAAATGCAGAGCTTACAGGCAGAAAAGAGGGATCTGCGGGCTTAGTTATGAAACATAAAGATGGTAGTAAGAAAGCTAACCCCTACGCAGGTATAAGCGGGCAGCAACCTAAAGCTAACATCCATCCTACGGTTAAGCCTATTGAGCTAATGAAGTACTTATGTAAGCTAATCACCCCGCCAGGTGGCACAATATTAGAGCCATTCTTAGGCAGTGGCACCACGGCTATAGCAGCTAACTTGCTAGGCTTTGAGTGCATAGGCATAGAGCGTGAGTTAGAATATGTTAAGGTGGCTGAGGCTAGGCTTAAATATTGGACGCTAAACTATGAGCCTATCTATAGTGATGTTAAAGAAGATAAACAAGATACACAACTAGAGTTATTTTAAAATGAATGATGAGATACTAAAACTATATGAAAACAAGTTTATGCTTAAGCAAGCTATGCGACTTACTAAGAACATAGATAAAGCACATGACCTGGTGCAAGACACACTAATTAAGATTATAGATAATGCTGATAAGTACACAGCTAGCAAGGGCACCCCCACGGGCTTTGTAACTGTAGTCATGCGGCGTATACATTTAAATAATGTGCGTCATGTTGGCATAGTTGCTAGAGCGTTAGAGACATATGCGGCTAGACAAGATGAGCCCATTCATGATGCTACTCAGTATGTATATTGTAGGCAGCTCATAGCCCGCAGTAAATATAAAGAGATACTTAAGTTTAAAGCTTTAGGATATACCGCCCAAGATATAAGTAAAATTATAGGCATGAATCATAATACTATATTCTCACATACTAGAGTGATGCGTGAAGATCTGGCTAACTTAGGATAAAAAAAAAGAGCCATGACCGTAGGAAGTTTAGCTCTTTTCTTTCGCCTCACAGGGAGACCTAATCTTATATGTGATTATCTTTTATCACACTTAAAGCATGGGGTCAAGCATGAATATTAACACAGCTAACACTATCACAGAGCTAGCACGCAAGATGCTAGTAGATGCTAAAGATAATTTTACTCAAGAGGAATACATAGACAGTGTTAAGCTGTTTTGTGACATAGTGAGTAATTTATTACCCCCTAATATTGACAAAGCTTTAGAGGATAGTAATAATAGTCTTAAATAGAGTGGGTAAAAAGTAACCCACGTTTAAGGGTTACTATGAATAATAGAAATACTAAACACTTAAAAGCACGCTATCCAAATTTTAGAACCTACGGAATCACGGGCACACAGCTAAGTGGCGGCAGTATTTCAGGCTATGAGAATAATACACGGTTAACGGGGCTTAACTGGGTTAATGAAGCTGAGGAGATGCTTAGGACTGACCCCGTAGTTAGAAGATCATGGCACATGTTACGTCAGACTTTACTAAGTGCCACATGGCGTTTTGAGCCTGGCATAGAACATGACCCCATGGCAGAGGAGCTAGCCCGCTACGCTAATGAGGCGTGGGGCTTTGATGGCTACGCGGGCCAAATGTCTATGTCATGGGAGGAGCAATTAGCTTATTTATTTGAATATGTACCACTAGGCTATAGATATGCTGAGGAAGTTTATAAAGTGGGGCTTGATAGTGAGGGCCGTACAAAGATATGGCTAGACTATTATGCGGACCGTGAACCCTCAGCACATAACGAGTGGCTTAGTAGAGATGGGCAGCATTTAGACGGGGTGCTTCAAAATACGGTAGGCATCACTAAGATACCTAAGCCCATACCAGCTAATAAGCTACTACTTCTCACGCTTAATAAGACGGGCTCTAATTTTGAGGGCGTAGGAATGTTACGCCCTGTATGGTGGTGGTGGCGTACTAAGCAACGTGTAAGTAATATGATGTGCGTGGGCTTAGATAGATGGGCCATACCTACACCCAAAGTAACTGTAGATAGATCAGTAGCAGAGCTACAAGGGCTTAATGATTCTGATATAGACGCCATGGTAAATGATGCGGAGGCACAGGCTCAAGCATTCTTAGCCGCTGAGCAAGCATATTTAATAGAGAATGCCGCCGTTAAGTTTGATAGCTATAGCACTACCCCTTATCTATATTCTCAGGGCCCGCTAGATATTATTAAAGAGTGTGACAATCAAATTAGTCAAGCATTCTTAGCACAGTTTGCTAACCTAGGTATAACAGATACAGGCTCACGCTCAGTGGGTGAAGTTCACTTATCCATGTTTAGACGTGCCGCTATTAACTTATGTGACATAGTAGCTAGTAGAGTAAGTGGCGTAGATAGAAGCGGGGCGGGCACCATAGGCCGCTTGATTAAGTTTAACTATGGTGCGGTAGAAGCTAGCAAGTTACCCCGCTTAGTGCACACGGGGCTAGATACAGATGATTTGGCAGAGTCCTTGGGAATGTTAGGGCCGTTAGTTCAATATGGATTATTAACACCAGATGACGAATTATAGCGGGCTATACGTGAAAGATTAGGGGCGGGTGACTTGCCAGAGGATGCCCAAAGATCAGCACTAGAGAGAACTGCCACAGCTAACGCCACAGGCGGGGGGGCGGCTTTACTCGCTGAGCAGCTTATTAGGAGGCGGCGTAATGGTTAAGCGTACACAGGCACAGACGCCCGCACCGCCTAAAGATAGAATTAAGGGCAGCACTAAAAACCCAGAGGGTAGTGCTAGTGGCTCACGTGGTGATATTAAAATATCAGAATCCACAGAGAAAGCCTTGGTTAATCTACGCAATAAGCATAACGATAAGTATAAGTCACCTAAAAAGCGTGTAGACATGGGCAAGCTTAAGGCAGTCTATAGACGTGGGGCGGGGGCTTATAGTGTATCTCATAGGCCTAATGTTACAAGCCGCGAGCAGTGGGCACTAGCCCGCGTTAAAGCATTCCTAAAACTTGTGGGCACAGGTGAGAGAAAAAAAGCCTATACAGGTGATTTAGATTTATTACCCGCTGGCCATCCTCAAAAGTCAGACGCTAAGACAGAGGCCACGGCATTAGCTATGCCTCAAAAGTATTCACATATAAACTTCACCCCTCCCAAGGGGGCACAAGAGGCGGCGGCTAGGGCTCTAAAGAAAAGAGCAGAAAAGCCCCCCTCTCAGCGTGGCATGACCTCAGTAGGCTTAGCACGTGCCCGTGATCTAGCTAACGGCCGTGAGCTATCCCCAAATACAGTGCGTAGAATGCTTGCATACTTTACCCGCCATGAGGTGGATAAACAAGGTAGCACTTGGGATGAGTACGGCAAGGGCCGCCAGGCGTGGGATGGCTGGGGCGGTGATGCGGGCTATTCTTTTGCTAAGAAAGTAGTTAAACAAATGAACGCAGCGGATAATAAAACGCAATCCCTTAGAGCGTATGGTGAGGCTATTCTTTTAAGTGATAGCTCATCTTATGACGTGCCAGAGGGACTAACAGTAGGCAAGCCATTTAAGACATTATCACTGGGTCAAGTATCAAGCAGGCTCAGTGGTGACAAAGTAGGCAAGCCCATAGATCAAGATTTACTAACAGAGCTAGTGCGGGTATTCAATGAGCATAAAGCAGAGTCACCCGTGATTATTGACTGGCAGCATGCTACTAGCCCATTTCAAGGGGGCACACCCGCCCCGCCCGAAAGTGGGAACGCACTAGGCATGATAGTAGATTTAGAAATTAAAGAAGATGGCCTTTATGCTGTGCCCGCTTACAATGAGCGGGGCTTAGAGGTTGTTAAAAATGCGGGCGGAGTCTTGTGGTCAAGCCCTGAGTATATCCACGGCGACATATTCAGTAGGGGAGATGGCAGCAAGCTAGGTGAGGCCCAGCTTTTAGCTATCACGCTCACACCCCGCCCCGCACAGTCACATAACACTATTGATCGTATTACATTAAGTGAGGAGCTAAATATGGATGATCAAGTAAAAGAGCTCATGGCTAAACTAGAGGCTAAGGATGCCCTAGTTAAGCAACTTGAAGCACAGCTCGCAGATATGAAAGCTGAGAATGAATCTAAGCTTATGGCTGAGGATGAGAAAAAAGAAGAGCTTAAAGAGCATTATGATGATGATAAGTCTAAGATGGCTGAGCATGATGATAATGAGAAAAAATCAGAGGATGAGAATGAGGATGAGGACAAAGTTAAAAAAATGTCTGAATCATTCAATACATCCAATGTAGCTCTACTTAATGAAGTGCAAGCACTTAAAGAGCAGCTTAACACTGTAGTTAAAGAGAATAACGCTATTAAGTGTGATAAAGCGGTTAATCAACTTCTTAGTGAGGGCAAGATTACACCCGCTGAGCGTAAGTTTGCTGTAGATGCGTGGCACATGAAAGAACTACAACCCACATTTTGGCAGATGTTTAGCGAACGCCCCAGCGGTCAAGCTGTACCCCTACAAGAAGTGGGCCACGGTGCAAGCGGTCAAGAGATCTCTAAAGCTACTTTAAGTGAGAAGATCAAGACTTTAGCTACTGAGAAACAAATCACATTTAGTGAAGCTTTAAACATTGTGCGTGATCAAGATCCCGTATCTTATCGCAAAGCTTATGGAGTTTAATAATGAATAATCAAGTACATTCTTTTATTTGTGCTAGTGCTGTCACTGAGTACTCACTAGTAAGTGTAGACAGTAACGGCAAAGTGGCTATTACTGCTTTACCTACAGACGTGGCTTGCATTGGTGTAGCACAGCGTGCCGCATCTGCGGGTGAAGCTGTGGACGTGGTAACAAGCGGTGAAACTAAAGTAATCTCAGGTGAAGCGGTAGCAGACCTTAGTGCCACCCCTCGCTTCTCTGCGATGGCTGGCGGTAAGGTACAACCCGCAGAGGCTACAGACTCTACGTTTTTCCCTACATGCTTTGTCATTCCTAACGTAAATCAAACGGGCACATCTATCAATGATCAAATCTTGGTAGAATTTAGACGCCCATCTATCCCATTAGCATAAGGAGTAGGATAAATGGCAAGTTCATATAGCAATATCCACCCAGTAGACGAGATCTTAACAAGCCTTGTAAGTGAAGTAATCCCAAGTGATGCTCAGCTTATCGCGGGTCAAGTATTTGAGAATGTAAAAGTCCCAGAGCGTAGCGGTACATTCTTACTAGAAAATACGCGTAATTTCATGGGCTCACCAGAGTTAGACTTAGAGCGTGCACCTGGTGCGGGCCGTGCTAATATTGGCTCATTTGATAGAACGTCTTTAACTTTCAAAGCTAAAATCTATAGTGCTCAAGATAGTATCGCTATGGAAGATATTATTGATAGTCAATACCCAGGCAGTGAAGAGCAACGCATCGCACGTAAAGTAAGACGTACTATGATGCTAGCTAAGGAGAAGCGTGCGGCTGATTTATTATTTGATACCGCATCATTTACTAACGCTACATGTACAGCGGTTATGGGTGGTCAAGTTGACGCAGCGGGCACGGATGCACTCACAGGCTTAGATAAGCTTAAAGACTTAGTATTTGTGGCAGCTCATGGCATTAACCCAGATACTATTATTTTAGGCCGTGGTGTAGCACGTGCTTTAGCCCGTAACCCTGAGTTTAGATCATACCTCACAGTAGGTGCTACACCTAGTGGCATCGCGGCTGGCGGTAGCTTAGTGCTTAATGATAGTGCAGTACAAGCAATCATTAGAGATGTTTTAAACATTCCTAATGTCTATGTTGGTCAAGCACGCCGTGAAACTGCGGTACCTGGTGCGACATCCTCAGAGGCTCAGATTTGGAATGATGATTATATCTTCTGTGGTATCCTTAAAGGTAGTGATGCTATCGTACAAAAAAGCGGCAATGTTAAAGGTATGCCTGTGGCTGCTCTTAACTTTGACTTTGGCAACATGGTAGCGGGTCAATATGATTCACTAGACGCTACCCGCCGTTATGTCTACGCAGAGGAAGTACAACAGTTTAAAGCTATTGACTCTACCCTTGGTTACATCTTAACAGCTTGCATTTAATGTAGTGAGTAACCATGTGTGATAGTGCAACCCCCACATTATTAAGTGAAGTTGACGCAGATAAGAAAGCAATAGCAGACTTAAAAACGCAGCTATCTAGTCAAAGTGGGGCACGTGCTGAAATCACGAAAGCTAAGATAAATGAGCTTAAAACAATTATCAAAGCTGAGAATACTATGAAAGCATCTCTAGCACGTGCTAGGGGTAGCTTCCTAAAAACTTTAGAGACTGCTATAGATGCCACTAATCCTTTAACGCTACTATCTCTAAGTAGAGATCAGTTAGTAGACTTCATACTTAAGGGGGGCATGGGTATAGCAGTAGATGACTTTATTAACCAAGCTGATAAGATTACTCAGTCAGTTAATAAAACTATGAGAACAATACAGCCAGGTCTAGGCATTACAAGCACTATACAAAATGAGCTAGATATTATGCAGACCGCAGCGGTAGAGGGCGTGTTTGATGATGTCATTCTCCCCACAATTACTGCGGGCGTGCGTGATGCACTCACAGCTATAAGCGTAGATGTACCCGCTAGCTCTGCCATGTCTGCTTTAGCACTCAAGATGGAGAAAGCACAAGGTAGGCAGCTCACAGAGATTAACACTAAGCTTAGTATGTATGGGCGTAGTGTGACTGCGGCGGTGGCTGAGGATGCGGGTATTAAGTATTATTTATACACAGGCCCCATAGATGGATTAACTCGTAAGTTTTGTTTACCGCTAGTAGATAAGGTGGTGAGTGATTCACAGATGAGACGCTTAAACAATAGGCAAGGTCTTAGCGTAAAGACTGCGGGCGGGGGTTATAATTGCCGCCACTCATGGAGTCCCGTAACAGAGGGCTTTATAAAAGCGGCACAGCTAGACAAAGCTACTACTAAAGATATATCTAACGCTAACAAGGGAGCTAGGAAATGAAAAAAGCCGTTACAAGTCAAGACTACACTTTTACATGGAATAGCCCCGCCCCTGTGAGTGGCACGCCTAGTGTAACTTTTAAGGCGTCTAGTACTGTCACTAGTAACCTTACTCACTCACGGGCAGATATTAGCGTGACTTCCATAGCTAATGATAGGCGTACACTTACTATAGCTAGTAGTACTAGTTTAGAACGTGATCAAGAGCTATGCTTTTTAAAGACAGATGGGGACGCATGGTATAGTGTAAAAGTAATAAGGATAGTGGGCACCACTGCCATATTAGCTGAGCCCTTGCCCCGTGAGATAGACTTATCTAGTGCGGCGGCCTTAGAGTTTTCTACCTGGTATGTCACTGCCTCATCTGCTAATGTCACTAGTACAAGTGGCACTTATCAATATGAGATTAGTTACACGGTAGACTACGGACAGAATACACAAAATAAGCTAGATAAAGG